AGATTGGCGCTTGGCTTGCAAAAGCGAGGCGTTGACTTCTCCTACGAAACGGAGAGGTTCAACTACACCGTAGTTCACCACTACACACCCGACTTCATCCTCGCTAATGGGGTGTTGGTTGAAGTTAAGGGTTATTTCACTTCAGCAGACCGGACAAAGCACCTGAAAGTCCGTGAATGCAATCCAACCCTAGATATACGTTTTTGTTTCCAGAACGCTAAAAACAAGCTCAACAAAAAAAGCAAGACGAGCTACAGCGACTGGTGCGAAAAGCATGGGTTTCAATGGTGCGAAAAAGTAATACCAGAAGAATGGGTTTCATAAACACACACCTACCGTGCGAAGAGTGCGGTAGCAGCGACGGCCTAGCCGTCAACGAAGACGAAAGCTCTAAATGCTTTGTCTGCGGCACGTTCACACCGGGTCGTAACAACCAACACAACAAAGAACAGAACACACAAATGCAACCAGCAGAACAACATAGAGACACACCGCAATTTATTCAAGGAGACGTCATGGCGCTTCCCAACCGAGGGCTACACAAAGACGTTTGCCAACGGTATGATTATCGTATAGGCGAGCACAACGGTAAGCCGTGTCACGTAGCCACATATCGCAACCCTGAGAGGACAATCGTAAGTCAAAAGGTTCGCTTCGAGGGTAAGGACTTTACCTCCATTGGTAGCCCTGCCTATTTCTGGGGCCAGCACCTTTGGCCCAACGGGGGCAAACGCCTTACCATTACAGAGGGAGAGATTGATTGCCTTACAGTAGCTCAGGTAGTAGGCGAGGGTAAGTGGCCAGTGGTCAGTCTACCCAGCGGGGCTCAAGGAGCCAAGCGCGTCTTTCAAAAGCAGATGAAGTGGTTGGAAAAGTTCGATGAGGTCATCCTCATGTTCGACAACGACGAACCGGGTAACGCTGCTGCTGAAGCTTGTAGCCATGTCTTACCTGCTGGGACTTGTAAGATTGCTCGCCTCACCATGAAAGACCCTAACGAGTTACTCATGGAAGGACGCAGTCGGGAGATTGTTGATGCCTACTGGCAAGCTAAGGTATGGCGACCCGACACTATCATGGACGGGACTGAACTATTCGAGCGTCTCACCACCACCAAGGTCAACGATAGCGTCCCGTATCCGTGGGAAGGACTCAACGACAAAACACATGGTCTTCGTCTAGGAGAAATTGTGACGTTATGTGCTGGCTCCGGTATCGGTAAAAGCGCTGTAGCAAAAGAGCTAGCGCACCACTTACTTAAGAACACTGACAAAAAGATTGGATACATCGCGCTTGAAGAATCCATCGAACGCACGGCAAACTCCATCATCGGGCTTGAGATGAACAAGCTTCTACACCTTGAGCCCATCAAGGTGGACGATAACTACACAAACGCCTTTGAAGCCACTGTGGGTAGTGGACGTGTTTACTTCTACGACCATTGGGGTAGCCTCGACTCGGACAACCTACTAAGTCATATCCGATACATGGCTAAAGCTCTGGGTGTTCGTTACCTGATTCTTGACCATTTGAGTATAATCGTTTCAGGTCTCGACGGCGGAGACGAGAGGCGGCTCATCGACAACACGATGACCAAGCTGCGCGGTCTTGTCGAAGAGTGCGGTATTGGTCTTGTCCTTGTTAGTCACCTCAAGCGCCCTGAAGGTCGAGGGCATGAGAACGGAGCGGAGACCACCTTGGCTCAACTTCGCGGAAGTGCTGCCATTGCTCAACTAAGCGACATGGTTTTAGGACTGGAAAGAGACCAGCAGGACGCCGATGCTCGTAACATAACCAACGTGCGTGTTCTCAAGAACCGATTTAGTGGTAACACTGGTCTTGCTTCTACGCTTCGCTACAGTCACATTACAGGACGATTGTTAGAAGAAGAAATAGCAAGCGACCCGGTTGAAAACGAACAGACACCGTTCAGTTAATTTATGGAATACAACAGCAACTTTAAGTATGACCTCAAAGTCGGACAAGTGGCAGAGCAAGCTCTCGCTGACATCCTCGAAAACAAAACCATCGAAGTTAAACGTGACCTCAAAGCAAAGACTACTGGCAATGTATTTGTCGAGTTTGAATCAAGGGGCAAGCCGTCTGGTATTGCCAAATCAGAAGCTGACTTTTGGTGCTTCGTGTTGGAGGACCGTTACGTCATTCTTGCGGCTGAAGAACTTAAAAAGCTTGTTGAACCACTCAAAGGAACAAAAAGAGAAAAGCGCGGGGGCGACAACAACACCTCCAAAGGCGTCTTACTAAAAACACACGAACTAATAACCAACACGAACACACCATGAAGAAAATAGTATTAGACATAGAAACGAACGCGATTGAAGATTGGGAGAACCTGTCAGACTTAAAGACCATCCATTGCATCAGCATGATGGACTTAGAGACTGGCCAGATGCACTCCTACAACAGCCAGACACCGGGAGAGATTGCAAACGCCATGAGTATAATTGGCGCTTCTGAAATCGTCATCGGCCACAACTCCATCGGGTTTGATTGGCCAGCGCTGTTAAAGATGGACGTGGGCGGTGAGCTTTCTCTGGACCCCCCTTTTGTAATCGACACAAAGATTATGGCTAAGTGTGTCTACCCGGACCTAAAGAACTACGACTTCAGAGAGAAGAGCGTTGAGATTAGATACGCAGGTAGCCACTCGCTAAAGTGTTGGGGTATGAGGTTGGGTATCCACAAGGACAGCCACGGCGAGACCGAGGACTGGACTACGTGGTCACAGGAGATGCAGGACTACTGCGAGCAAGACGTAAGGGTGACTGCTAAGCTTTACGAACACTTAAAAAAGCTCGCGCCAAGCAAGGATGCTCTTTTGCTTGAGCACCAGTTCGCTCAGGAGATTCACAAGCAAGTAAGCAACGGCTTTCCGTTTGATGAAGAGAAAGCCAAAGAACTTACAGCGAAGTTAATGACTAGACGTGTGGAGCTGAGCGACGAGCTTCAAGAGCTTTTTGAGCCCACAGTAAAGGAGACCAAGTCACCTATTGGTTGGTCTGTTTCTGTGGACGATAAAACCTACACAGCTACCACCAAAACAAAGCTCAAGACGGTGCTAAAAGAAGCAGGTCTTAAGCAGTCTCTAGTCAACGAAGCCAACAAGCTAGCCAACAAGACAAAGACCATTCCTTTCAACCCCGGTTCACGCGACCAAATCGCAGCGCGTCTCATAGAGCAGGGGTGGAAGCCAGCCGCCTACGAAGGTAAGCGCCCAGCAATCAACGAAGCGGTTCTCAAGGACATCGGGACGCCAGCAGCTCTCAAGCTACTGGAATACCTTCTAGTTCAGAAAAGACTAGGAGCGCTTGCTGAAGGTAAAAACGCTTGGATGACCATGGTGCGTGACGGTCGCATCCACGGCAACGTAGATACTCTAGGAGCTTACTCCGGTCGCTGTTCTCACTACAAGCCTAACTTGGGACAGATACCCGCCACCCGAGCCCCCTACGGAGGCGAGTGCCGTGAGTTGTTCAAGGCTCCAGACAACAAGGTTCTAGTTGGAGCGGACGCTTCGGGAATTGAGTTGCGAGTATTAGCCCACTACTTATCTAATTGGGATGAAGGAAGCTACGCCAAGACGATTGTCGAGGGTGACATTCACACCGCGAACCAAGAAGCTGCGGGTTTGTCTAATCGCGACGAAGCGAAAAAATTCATATACATGTGGTTATACGGCGCTGGTGACGCAGCTATCGGTGCGATTGTAGATGGCGGAGAACGCGAAGGTAGAACTCTGAAAGAACAGTTCCTCGCCAAGATTCCCGCTGTTGCCTCTCTGATGAAAGCCATCGAGCAGTCAGTGAAACGCAGCGCTACCATCAAGGGTCTTGACGGTCGAGTCATCCCAGCACGTAAGGCATTCTCCGCGTTGAACCTAGTATGTCAATCAGCAGCAGCCGTCATCATGAAGAAGGCGTTGGTGTTGTTTGCTGAGAGTGCCAACGACGATGACTACGAGATGCACGGTAACGTCCACGATGAGGTTCAGTTCTCTTGTGACCCTGACAAAGCCGACGAGCTTGGTCAGTTGTTTGTGGACAGTATCAAGAAAGCTGGCGTGGTGTTGAACGTCCAATGCCCCCTTGACGGGGAATACAAGGTAGGCGCTAACTGGAAGGAGACTCACTAACATGAAGAAAATACTACTAGACGCCGACATGTTGGCCTACCGCGCAGCTTTCGCTAGCGAGGTTGAGACCAAATGGGACGAGGACACTTGGACTCTAACCTGTAAGGAGAGCGACATGAAGCGGGAGGTTAAGGCATTCATGTCGAACCTAGCGGAGACGATGCAATCGAAAGACATCGTCCCGGTATTCTCTACGTCCACCAACTACCGCTATGGCATATGGCCTGACTACAAAGCCAACAGGAAAGACAAGCGTAAGCCTGTCGGACTCAAGTGGCTTATCGGATGGATTACTGAAACCTACAAGGGTATCTCTGAGCCAAACATAGAGGCTGACGATTTGATTGGTATACTGGCGACAAGAGACCCCAAGAACACCATAGCGGTATCAGGTGACAAGGACTTTGAGACCTTGCCCATCACTTGGTATAACCCGCTCAAGGACGAGACTAAAACAACCTCCCCGGAAGCAGCGCGTAGGTTCCATTTAATCCAAGCGCTAGCTGGAGACCCCGCTGACGGATACAAAGGAGCTAAAGGTGTTGGTATTATTGGAGCTAAAAAACTACTCGACAAGGACGGTTATAAATGGGATACCGTGGTAGCAGCTTACGAGAAGGCTGGGCAGACCGAGGAGGATGCTTTGCTTAACGCGAGACTGGCCTACATCCTCCACGACAAAGACTTCAACGCAAAAACGAAAGAGATAACACTATGGACGCCAGCGAAGTGAACGACCCTAAAGGAGCCGCAGGTGCTTTGAAGACACCCATGCACCTGCTTCCCTCATCGGCTCTTGAAGAGACCGCATGGGCGCACAAGCTTGGAGCTGAAAAGTATGGTCCTTACAACTGGAGGGACACAGGAGTTTGCGCTACAACCTACGTTGCTGCCATCATGAGACATCTAAACAAGTGGAGAGACGGAGAAGACCTAGACGATGAGTCTGGTCGCAGTCATTTAGCACATGTTATTTGCTCAGCAAACATCCTTTTGGACGCCGCTCATTGCGGAACTCTACAAGACGACAGGCACAAACAACCGTAAGGCTAGGTATATATGAAACAGGAAAACCAAATTCCACCAATCAACAGCGAATTACTCAAAGCCTTAAAAGCTCAGTTCCCTATGCGAGACCTTGGTCTTGACTACAACTTAAGAGATATGGACTATCATGCAGGGCAGCGCTCAGTAATTCATTTTCTTACTTTCAAGCATAAAGAACAACGAGAAAACTCGCTAACATCCATCCCAGATAACTAACATAAACTCCTATAAGCCATGTGCATCGGTCAACGAACTCCCACCCCCCCTCCTCCGCCTCCTTCTCCCACGCCTCCACCAAGGCCCATGCAGAAAGTCAAAAAAGTAGAATCGACTGCGCGTAAAACCCGCAAAGAGAATCAACGTCGCGGAGGACAACGCTCTCTTCTTATCAACAGGACGGCTCCTAAAACAGGCTCAGCTGGAAGCGGAGCATCACCTTATTAAACACTATGAGTTATTACGGAAAAACAATCACAAACCCCGCACAGGGGACAAACACTGAAGTTGACTGGAACGGTTCTACAGGAATGTTTGCTGTTGCAGGAAGTAACTTCCAAAGTCGGACAGTTAAACTACAACATAAAATCGGTGACACTTGGGTTGACATCGGTTCTGACGCTTCTTTTACAGCCAACGGAGCTGTTCTATTTACCACCTCTGCTTCTAAAGTTCGCGTGAGCGTCGACGCGGTAAGCGAGGGAGCAGACCTTGTTGTCGTTATTGAAGTAAAACCCGTTGTCGAAAACAAAGCTTACTAACCATGTTTCAGTTCCCGAAGGGTTCCCTTACCGCTCCGCTTACAACTGCTGTTGCTAGACCTATAGAATCTAGTCTTACAGGAAGCAGCAGCGGGGACCCCGACGCGAATGCTTACATAGCTCTACTTGAAGGTGATGGCGTGAGCGTTTCGGACGCGCAGAAAATAGCGATTGATACGTTCTATGTCACTGGTAAGAGTGATGGGTGGTATACTAGTCTGAAGCGTTTCTATCTACCCATTTGGGGAGCAGCAGCGCCAAACGCTCGATGCCTTGTTAGCAGCACAAGCGGAACCTTCCAAGGGTCATTCACGCATACCACTGGATATGCCCACCCTACCGCCGCCTCTTCAGCTAACCGATTCAACACTGGATACAAGTTGCTCGACGACCTAACGATTGAAGACGGATGCCTGATGGCTCTTGCGTATGATGATACAGCACCGACGACCGGAGGAATAAACGCCGCAAATAAGACGATAATAGGGTCAGGTTCAATCACTTCCACGAGTATACGAATCAACACTGGAAATAGTTCTACCAAGCCCAAGGCCGTGTGGTTAGGAGTAAACGAAGAAACTCTTCCTATAAACAGTTCACACGGAGTAATGCTCTCTAACCGCAAGGGGGGAGATACAAGTTTAAGCAGACGAGACGGCTCAGTCTTTCACGATGACTCAACTACAGGAGCTTTAACAGGAACCTATAATAACAACTTCCCCATTATCGCGTTCGGTTCTTCATCTTCAAGTGCAGGCGCGGGAGGTCAAGCGACCAATTCTAAAGGAGGCGCGTTTGGAATTAGTGAGGGACTAGATGCAACTGACCGCGCAGCCTACACTCTTGCTATTAAGAACCTCTGGGAGACATGCTCAGGACTGACATTATGATTGGATTTATAACAACCCCCGAAATAGCCACCACCGTCATCGACGGGATTCGCGATGCTCAATTAGGTCGTGGTCAGCACTATTACTGGACGACAGGAGCGGAACCAATCTACAGCGGAGCAAGTGTTGGTGAGATGTTTATTCCCGCTGGCGACGAGGTTCTCGACACCCCGCTCCGCAACGGTATGACTCCACGCAACTTCCCTGAGTTCGACCAACTGGTGACCCTTCTTGGAGGACTAGACTCTAGGGTGGAAATCGACCCTGACGATTTGATTAACCCAGACATTCCTATTGAATGAACACTTCCGCAGAATCACGCTATAACGCTCTAGAGAGCGAACGCCAGCCCTTCATCGACAGGGCAAGAGAAGCATCTAAACTAACTTTACCGTATGTGATGCCCGAAGACGGGCACAATTCACACTCACGGCTATATACACCATTTCAGGGCATTGGAGCAAGAGGAGTCAACAACTTAGCATCTAAACTACTACTAGCCTTACTGGCTCCCAATGCCCCGTTTTTCCGCCTCAACTTCGACGAGCCTAAGCTTCGTGCGGAGGGGGCTACTCAAGCAATCATCACAGAGATGGAGGCAGCGCTACAAAGCGTAGAGGACTCCGTGATGGAAGAAATCAGCCGTCAATCCTACAGGGTTGGCGTCCATGAGGCTCTTAAGAACCTTATCATCACAGGCAACTCGCTCTTGTATATCCCACCAGAGGGAGGACTAAGGGTATTCCACTTGGACCGTTATGTAATCAGCCGGGACCCTATGGGCAACCCGCTGAAAATCATCACTCGGGAAACCCTAAACTACAATACCCTCTCCGACGAACTCAAGGCAGCAGCAGGTTACCTCGAAGGAGAAACCACAGGCAAGAACTGTGATTTGTTTACTTGTGTGGAGTTGGTCGATGATAAGTGGTATATCCACCAAGAAATTAAAGGTAACGTCATTGAGAGTTCTATGGGTTCTTTCCCCAAGGACAAACTACCCTACATTCCCCTTCGTTTCTCTAAGATTGATGGGGAGGATTATGGCAGGGGATATGTAGAAGAATACCTTGGAGACCTCATCAGCCTAGAGACACTTACTCAAGCTATCGTAGAGGGCTCCGCCGCCGCCGCCAAGGTTCTGTTCTTGGTCAACCCTAACGGCACGACGAGAGCTAAAACTCTAGCTGAGAGCCCTAACGGTGCAATCACGCAGGGCAACGCTCAAGACGTCTCCGTCCTTCAACTAGACAAGTTCAACGACTTTAGAATCGCTTCTGACACCGCTAACACAATCAAAGAGCGCTTAGGACAAGCCTTCCTTCTTACGTCAGGTGTTGTCCGCAATGCAGAGCGGGTAACAGCCGAGGAAATTCGGATGCTCACTCTGGAGCTTGAGTCGTCTTTAGGAGGTCTCTACTCTTTGTTAAGCAACGAGCTACAGCTTCCTATGGTCAACCGGGTCATGGACCTAATGACTACCGACAGTCGTCTTCCTAAGCTTCCTAAAGACTTGGTCAAGCCTGTAATCATCACGGGTGTTGAGGCTCTTGGACGAGGAAACGACCTTCAAAAGTTGGATATGTTCTTAGCTGGTGCTGCACAAGTAGTGGGGCCGCAAGCTATCGGACAGTTCGTTAAGGTTGATGAATACTTTAAGCGTAGAGCTACCAGTTTAGGCATCAAGACTGCTGGGTTGATTAAGACTCAGGAAGAGATGCAACAAGAAATGCAACAATCTCAAATGATGGAGATGGCCTCTAAAGTCGCTCCACAAGGAGCCGCCGCTCTGGGCAACATGGCCCGAGACGCAGCAGCAGCTCCACCGGAAGCTCCCCCGGAAGAATCACAACAATAACAACAACCGTAAGCCATGACTGAAACACATGTAATCAATGACGAGACCGCCTCAGAGCAGGTCACCTTAGAAGAAGAAGCTGCTAAAATTGAAGAACAAGAGCAGCCACAGGGAGACCGCCCAGAGTGGCTTCCTGAGAAGTTTAAGTCTCCAGAAGACTTAGCAAACGCCTACAACAACCTAGAGACGCGCTTGGGAACTCCTGATGACGACGAGAGCGAGGAAGACCTGCCTCCCACCGAGAAAAAGTCCGAGGATGACCCTTCCCAGAATGACACTATTACTAGCGCTTCTATGGAGTTCTTTGAAAGCGGTGGTCTTTCGGATAACACCTACGCAAAACTCCAAGAGGTTGGTCTTAGTAAGGAGCTTGTTGATTCCTACATCGAAGGACAATCTGCTATTCAACAGTCAAGCGAAGAGGCTCTCTTAGCAGAGGTTGGTGGTCGTGAGTCTTATGACAAGATTTCTGAGTGGGCCTCGGATAACATGAGCGAAAAACAACTTAGCGCTTACAACCAAGCCATGGAAACAGGAAGCGACGAGCAAGCCTCTCTCGCTATTGACTGGCTAAAGGGTAAATACGAAGACGCCAACGGCGTATCACCTACGCTGGCACAGGGCAAAACAGCAGGTTCTGGAGTATCAGCCTTTGAAAGCCGCGCACAAGTAATGGCAGCTATGTCGGAGCGCGACGCCACAGGTCGCAAGCGCTACGAAGTAGACCCCGCCTACCGAGCCGAAGTGGAGCGTAAACTAGCACTTTCCAACCTATAACCTATACAAACCATGACAGAAGCAATTAACTGGTTACTCGCCAACAAAGAAACGGTCATTCAACTCCTTACGGGTGTTGTATCCGTCGCTAGTATTTTAGCTACTCTTATCCCTAACGACAGCGCTAACGCTTGGATTGCCCGAGCAAACAAGGTTGTTAGTTGGCTAGCACTAAACATCGGAAAGGCTAAGAGCAAATGAGTTTGTATAAAAACATGAACAACCGGAAGAGACTTAAAATCAGTCGGTCTAAAAAGAACTCTACCGTTAGCGACAAAAGCTACGCTAATATGAAAGCAGGGTTTCCTAAGAAGAAGAAAAAGAAGAAATGATTAAGCTACTGGTATCGCTCATGCTTGCGTTTCCTAAGATTGCCGACGTCTTTTTCAAAGTAAAAGATGAGTATACTAAGTCGTATAAAAAGAATCGCCATCGTCGCATGGATAAGCGTATCGACGACTGGTTGCACAACTCTAAGTAAAAGTGAAATTCCATATTTTATTTCAATACTTGAAGAACATTCTTTCTCACCTGAAGAGAAAGAAACCATCGCAGAGCTGCTCAGATACGCCGCGCAGCTTGAGGCGAGGTGAGCTTGTAGGTATTTGTGTTGGTCATTCCCGTCCGGGCGACAAAGGTGCAGTCAATTATGACGGCACAGTTGACGAATGGAGCTACAACCTAGAAGCCGGGGAGGCTCTCAAAAAAACCCTTAAAGATAAAGGTGTGCGTTCGGTTCTTTACTCAACCTACGAAGGGAAAACCTATCGCACCGCGATGACATACATCCGAAAGAAGCTCAAGCTAGACGGAGCTACGTTAGCTGTAGAGCTTCACTTCAATGCTTCTGGCATTCCTACTGTGCGAGGTTGCGAGACTTGGTATCGTTACGGTTCTCCTGAAGGACGTAAACTAGCACAACACATTCAAACATCTATTATCGCTGCTTATGGCAACAGAAACAGAGGAGTCAAAGCAGCCAAAGCACCCGACAGAGGATTTAGCTTCATGAAAAATGACGCCCTTCCTGCTGTTCTTTGCGAACCGTTTTTCGGAGACGACAAGAAAGACTACATCTTGTTCTCCAAACCGACCAAGCTGGGTCAACACCTAGCTGACGGTATCTACAATTTCCTGTTGGATAAGCATACAAGTAACCAGAGCGCCCGAAAGGATAACGCTGTTGAGTGAACGACGCCTCGACCGACCTGAAAAACCTAAAACAAAACCAAACTAACCTAACAAAATTATATTATGGCTGAAGGCACTATTACCCCCTCATTCCTTGGACAAAGCGGCGGCTCTGGAGACAAAAACGCTCTTTTTCTAAAAGTATTCGCTAACGAAGTCCTCACCACGTTTGAAGAAACTAACGTGATGAAAGACCTCCATACCGTTCGGACTATTTCGAGTGGTAAGTCGGCGCAGTTCCCCACTATGGGCAAAGCAACTGCTAAGTATCACGAACCCGGTGACGACGTATTTGAAAATACCACAGAAGGTTACACTTCAACGATTAACCACAAAGAGCGCATCATCACCATTGATGACGTGCTGATTGCGGCTACGTCTATCGCTAACATCGACGAATTGAAGAACCACTACGACGTGCGTTCTGCCTATTCGACCGAGTTGGGACGTGCACTTTCTAAGCGCTTCGACCTCGCTACTATGCGAACTCTCGTTGCTGCCTCTGAAGTGAACGATGTTGCTCGCGCTAACCCTGATGCTGGTCAAGGCACTGTGATTAACTTGGGCTCAGGCGATGCGTCAGGTATTGCTGACCTTAGTGATGCTAATAAAATCATTTCAACCTTCCGCCTCATCGCGCAGAAGCTTGACGAGAAAGACATCCCGTCTGAAGACCGTTTCGCTATTCTGACACCTGAGCTTTACTACCTCCTCGCAGGTAGTGATAACGCAGCCATTAACCGCGACTTCGGTGGTGGAGGCAGCATTGCTTCTGGTAAGGTGTTGGAGCTTGTTGGACTGAAAATCTTCAGCTCGACTCACTTGTCTGACATCGCCACAAACGAAGTCACCTCTGATGACGTCAAAGCTAAGAACAACCCGTTCGACGACGCTGATGGCGCTTCGGCTGACAAGGGTTATCTTGACGCTGGTCTCAGCGACCTTAAGTTCGTTGCTGGTCACAAGTCCGCTATCGGAACTGTCAAGCTTATGGACCTCGCTGTGGAATCGGAATATTCCATGTCTAAACAAGCGACCCTCATGCTTGCCAAATACGCAATGGGTCACGGTATTCTTCGTCCTGAAGGTGCTGTGAGCGTTATTGCTTAATACATACCCCCTAGGGGCCTCCTTAGAACAGTCTTTGGAGGCCCCTTTTTTTCTATGAAGAAAAGAGTAAACATGCGGATAGAACACAAGTCTAAGAAAGGCGGTCTCACCAAAAAGGGACGTGACCACTATAACCGCAAAACAGGCTCTAATCTCAAAGCTCCGGTAACGGAGAAAAACCCTAAAGGAAAGAAGGCTGCTCGTAAGCGTTCATTCTGTGCTCGCATGTCGGGCGTCAAAGGGCCTATGAAAGACAAAAAAGGTCGCCCTACGAGAAAAGCTCTCGCTCTTCGTAGATGGAAATGTTAACAATAAATAAATAAAAATTATGTGTATGTCTAGTAATCAATCGAAGTTCGGTCTTCTTGGAGCGCACCTTGTCGAAAGCGATAAAGTTCAACGCTTTGTTAAAAAAACGGGTTTTGATAACACCATCGCGGGTGCGGTAATAAGGAATAACCGAGATAAGAAGCCGTCTCGTCGTCCGATAAACCCGAGAACAGGCCACCCGGAAACGAAAGCAGCTAACTCAACGCCTCGCACAGGGTTTAGCATTTATTAATAACCAAGCCCCTAGCGCTCACTCTTAAACGCTGGGGTTATAAATTCAAATAAACAAATGGCTCTAACTACTGAACTAGAAAGTGTAAACCAAATGCTTGGGCATATTGGTGAAGCACCCATAAACACGCTTGCTGACTCAGCAGCACTACCAATTTCTGCCAGCACCGCCTTGACCGCTCTACGCGAAGTCTCAAAGGAAGTGCAAACCGAAGAGTGGCACTTCAACACCATTACGAACTACGAGCCAACCAAAGAGCTAACCGGAAAACTTAGGTTACCTGACGAAACTCTTTTTGCTGACGCGGTAGACAAAACACGCGACGTTGTTCAGCGTGGTTTGTATTTGTATGACCGTAAAAACCAAACGAACATCTTCAACGAAACCTTCAAAGTTGACCTCACCGTTCAACTATCATGGGACGAGCTTGTGGAAGTAGCCAGACGCTACATTACCCTTAGAGCCTCCCGTGTGTTCCAGAGTCGCATCATTGGAAGCACAGAGCTTCAATCGTTAATTGCGTTGGATGAAATGCAAGCGCGTGCTCGTTTGCTGGAGCTAGACTCTCAATCATCTGACAGAACCATCTTTGACAGCGAGGACGTAGCTCGACGTGTAGGCGTCCACCGCAACCCTAATATCTACTAATGCCCTTAATCAACACCTCGGTAAGTAACCTCATTCAAGGGGTCTCACAGCAGCCAGACGCTATTCGTTTTGCTGGTCAGTGTGAGGAACAGGAGAACGCTTTGCCAAGCATCGTGGACGGTCTCCAAAAGCGACCGGGGTGTCAGCATATCGTCACGCTACTAAACGCAGCGTCTCTCGACGCGAACTCTAAGATTCACTTCATTGAACGCGACCAAGACGAGAGGTATGTGGTTATTATTAAGAACAAAACCTCCTCAACGAAGTCTATCGCAGCGTTTAACCTCTCTACAGGGGCTCAGGCGACAATCACAGAGCGCTATACCGGGGTGGTTGAATCGTTTGTTAGTTCAGATGAAATCTATAAGAAAGCAATCACCTTTACACAGAAGGCTCCTGTCACAGTTTTAGGCACAGAGAGTTCCCGGTTGGGTAAACTCAGAATCACCGGGGGTCTAAATAAAGGTAACACCTTATACGACATCTTTGACATTGCTACCGACACCGACAAGAAGCGACTCAGGTTTGACGGAGATGTTACATTGTATGGCTCTGGGACTGGCTCCTACCAAAACACAGTTGAATACACTGTAGACAACACAGATAACGCAGAGCTAATTCTTGAGACTCGTAACTACCTTACTCACGGCGTTGACGACTCGACACCCACAGTCCCCGTAGACGACCTCAAGCTGTTTACTACTGGTGACTTTACCTACGTCCTTAATACCAAGAAGAAGGTAACTAAAGATTCCACAACGAGTGCTCCTGTAAGCTCAGAAGCTTTGGTGTTTGTTAAGCAAGGCGACTACGAGCGTAAGTATGGGTTGTCTGTTACGACGGCTGGTGGGACTACGTATGAGAACTGGACTTACTCTGGGCCTTCGCAGAAAAAAACTGGAGGAGGAACCTTCTACAACACAGGTTATGAATCGGAATCGGATTTCATCATGCAGAATTTGTTTGAGGGAACTTTAACAGGCACGGCTCCCCGATTGGTTCGTGACGCTAACAACCAAACCCCGCGATACGACCAACCTTTTAACCTAGTAGCAATTTCTAGCACAGGTGACGGATTACCTTTGCTCACAGACCCCTCGTTCAGCTCAAGTCTAAAAGGTAACCAAATTGGTGTTATTACCGGACCTGCTGACTTTACAATTCAAGTAGATGATTCAATGGCTGGAGAAGGACTTGGGGTTGCATATAAATCGGTCCCTAACCTAGCAGACTTACCGAGCACCGCTACCCACAGGTTTAAGATTGCCGTGCAAGGCGACGTGGATGCATCTGAAGACGACAGATATGTTCAGTTCTTGGTTAATGGACACACCCCATCCTTGGCGGACGGCTCTGTTGGAGATGGTGGTTGGTTTGAAACCAGCGGAGGCAACGTGAGTGACCGCATCGACGCAGCTACAATGCCCTTGATTCTCAAGAGCACCTCCGTAAACGCATTTGAGATTAACCACATGCCTCTGGATAAGCTAGACGCTGGGGACGCGTTAACAAACCCTGACCCTTCCTTTATCGGAACCTCCATCCAACGGGTGTTCCAGTTTAAGAGCCGTTTAGGTTTCTTATCAGGCTCATCGGTTTCTATGAGCGAAGTAAAGTTCGGAGGTTACGACGGTGAGTTGGATTTACAACGATACAACTTCTACCGGACCTCAGTTACATCGCTACTGGATGGAGACCCAATCGACGCCACCATCTCGTCTGACAAGGTGACCAAGCTTAGGGCTGCTATCTCGTTCCAAGACAACTTGATATTGTTCTCAGACTTCAGTCAGTTTGTTCTCCGGGGTGGAGACCTGCTAACACCAAAGACTGTCTCGTTCAACCAAATTACAGAATACGAATACGATAAGTCGGTAGACCCGATTGGTCTTGGTTCGTATATTTACTTCCCGTTCGTTCGAGGAGGATTCATGGGAATCCGTGAGTTCACAGTAAACGCGAACACCGACAACTTTGACGCAAACGAAATCACAGCTCACGTTCCTCAGTATATCCCCAAGACCAGCGGAGGAGGGCTTGTGGCTCTTTCTGGGTCCAGCGCAGAGAGTCTAATGGCTACTACTGATGGTAACGACGTCTACGTCTACAAATACTTCTTCAAAGGAAACGAGAAAGTTCTCAGCTCTTGGGGTAAGTTCACCGTAAGCGGTGGTGGTATCAGGGGTCTTACGTTCATCGAATCTGAGTTGTATATTGTTCAGTCTATCTCCGACACAAACCAGACGCACCTACTTAAGATAAGCATGGGTAACAAACAGAGAGACCCTGAAGGATACAACACGAACCTAGACAGGCGTGTTGTTGTAACTCTCAACGCTACTTTAGCTGTTCCAACATTTACTTTACCCTACTTGCTCAAGGACGACGAGGAGTTACAAGTCTACACCAAAGATGGTCTTTTTATTCAGAACCTAGAGACCACACCAAACGGGTCTGAGACTGTTGTTACATTCAAAAACAACACCGTTAGCGGAGGATTGACTGGCGTCGCTGAGTCACTCTATGCTGGTGTTAAATACACCATGAAGTATACTTTCTCTAAGTTGTTGTTTAAAGCACAGGCCGGGCAGAACATGACACGCACCGATGGTAAAATGCGAGTTCGTGGAGGAACGCTATTTTTCGAGGACACGTCGCACTTTGAAGTCAAAGTCACACCCGACCTAAGAAACACCTCGACTGCGGAGTTCAACGCCTCTATCGTGCAGCATACCATAGAGGGTGATTCTGTTTTAGAGTCGGGACGTTTTCGATTCCCTGTATTTTCAGACCCTGAACAAACTACCATTACCGTTGAAAACTCCTCGGCCATGCCTTCTAACTTCCAAAGTGCAGAGTTCGAGTCATTCATTCATCAACGCTCCAGACGCTATGGCTAGTGTAGTAGAAACAACACCCGAAGGACATACCATTCTCATCGCCACCAAAGAGCACGCTAAAGAGCTTACTGAGGGCATGAGGGAGATGGACAAACTCGAATGCTTTTGTGTTGGCTCAGCGCCGTCAAAAGCTGTTGAGTCGTCTATGAACGCCAGCGACATGAGCTTTACCGTCATGACCAAGGACAACAAAGTCATGGCTATGTTCGGAGCGGGAGAAGGCCATGAGCCTTTCATCTGGATGTTGGGAACTAATCAAGTAGAACTGTATGCAAAAGACTTTCTAAAGCATTGTAGAAAATGGGTCTGGTCTTTAGCTAGTCATTATGGTTCTGTGTCTAATTGGATACATACGGATAACCTTGTGTGCATCAAATGGCTTAAATGGTGTGGAGCGGAGTTCGGAGAACCCGTAAAAATTAAAGAAGAACTTTTTAGAAAATTCAAAATAACAAAGTAACATGTGTGACTTAACAATGGCAATGATGGGTATTCAGGCCGCGCAAGGCGTAGCTTCCATCTCAGCCCAGCAGCAACAGGCAGAAGCGCAAGAAGCCGCTCAAAGTGCCGCCTCTGTTCGCGAGATGCAGCGACAGCAAATGACCATGCGCTCAGAGCGTATGCAGCAGAGTCAGGAAGAAACTTCAATGGCGCAGGAAGCGCTTAAGGCTCAACGAGAATCTGAAGCATCAGTTTCCACCGGGACCGTCGCCGCTGAGTCAGTAAATGTAGCAGGAACATCCGTGGGTCTTGGTCTACAAGACCTTGCAAGAAGCAATGCAGATTATCAGTCCGCTTTGGCTTTACAAGCTCGCTTAAACGACTCATCACGCCGACTGGGGCTTGCTAATGCTGGCGAACAATATGTCACTAACATGATTGGAATCAATCAACCCATCGCTCAGCCTGATTACTTAGGAACAATCTTAGGGACCGCAGGGAGTATGATGGGCACTTACCAGCAAGGAAAACTCTATGACATGCAGACAGATAATGCTAATCTCAGTCGCGGAGTCATGAGAGGTCAAGAAACAGCAGCGGAGAAAGCCTACAGAATTAATCAGGAGCGAGTCAATAACTTGGGTAAGCAAAAAACAGCAGCTGGAATTAGAACCGCAACAACCCAAACTAATAGAGCAATATTCGGAATCCAGCGGAAAGCAACAAACTGATAATACACTATGGCAACTAAGAAAAACCCACTTTCTGCTCTTCTCAGGACCGACGATAGACAGCAAGCTCAAGAAATGCAGCGGGAGCACGTTCTTCGTTCTTCTGTTCGTCAAGCAGGGACTTATGGAGTTGGCGTGCAAAGGCCTCTTCCAATCTCTCAGACCAGTCTAGGTAGGTTGTCTAATTCGTTAGGAACAGTAAGCGGCATCTTGGGTCAGTTCAGCGCTTACCAAGCGCAGAAAGAACAAGCCGAGCTAAAAGGTGACAGCTTACAGAGCAAGCTTAACCTACAGGAAATAGCAAGTAAAGACGCTGACCTTAATCTTAAGGGCGCTATGATTCAAGGAGACATTCTTGATGAAACCGTCAAGCAACAGTCCATAGTGCTAGACGAAGCTCAGACTCGCCGGGAAGACGCGGAGTGGGACTACATGTTGTCTCAATCAAACGACGAGCAAGTTGAAAAGATGATTCAGGAGGCGAACGACCAAGTCCGACGCCAAAAAGCCATAGTGGCCAAAGCGGAGCTTGGTGTTGAACAAGCTAACCCCGGAGAGCACACCGAATCTCCTTTATACGGGCAACGAGCTTTGCGTCTCCTCGGAGCTACCTATGCGGAAGAGTATGATGAGTATCACAGACAGCAGACCAAAGAACTCATAGAGAGCTTAGCGGACAACCCCAACGGCTCTAACCTGTCTCGCGAAGAGGCGACTGACCTAGCACAGAAAACCTTGCGTGATTTCATGCTGTTGAAAAAGCTCGACCCTGAAGGTGAGGTTGGTAAAGGGTTTATTCAAGCTACAGACCGCTTAAGGGCCGCTAAGAATCCTATACTAGCAAGTGCGCTTATGGATGAATCAGAGACTCTCAACACGCAGAACATGATTGGAGCCATGAAAGCTGCTGCTGAGTTGGGTCCCGTTGATGGAAACTACGGTCAAGGCTTGATAAGCGAGGCTCCGTGGTTTGCACAACTTTCGGGTATGTCTCAAGCAAAGGCTCAGGCAGTGTTGTTTGGAACTCAAGGTGACCCTGCTCGCGGAATCCCATCAACTCCCGGTCTTTATGGAATGATGGCTCGCACACATGATGGAGCTGTTAAGTTCCAAGCGTTCTTCGATGAGTTGACTGATGAACTTCACATCAACAATAGACCATTCAAAGAGCTTCCTGAGTTTGATTCTCTTCAGGCTCAAGTTGAGGAAGCGGTTGAGAAGACGGCTTTCGAGGAGGTGAAAAAGAAAAACGATGTTTTCTCCGTAGCTTGGGAAGAGACAGCAGATAAACTACCTAAATTAAGTTCAAGTATGTCTCCTGAAAAAATAGCAATAGCAACAGCGAACCTCATAGACATAAACGACACTCCTACCCAACTCAGAGATAAACTAAATAGGCGTTTTCCTCTACTGGCTGAACAAATAGCACAAATTTCAGATGATAAACTGTCTACATACGCCTTCGACTTAGTGACTAATATTAAGGGAGGTGGAGACACGTTAGATGCGGTGACTGATACTCTGTTGGCACAAGCAGTTCCACACCTACAAAGGGCCGACAGACGGGGAGGACTTATGTTAATGGTGCAGGACATCAGCTCAGAGTTTGCAACGACTCCGGGTCAGTATTCAGGAGTCGCTGGTTTACTTGATTCTTACCTTGGAGGGCTTACGGTAAACGAAAGGCAAAGAACAGAAGGTCTGACGGACGCCGGGGGCGGGTTCATGGTGGGCGAGATAGACGACCTAACAAACGGTGCTGTTACTCGATACACAAGGGACCTGAATAACTTAAACCAAGAAGTCTTAAACTCGCTACCAGAAGGTTTCACAAGTGTAGAGTTCACCAAAGTTTACAGAGAACGCTTTAAGGAGCTGAACACAAACTTTAAAGATGAACTCAAAAAGTCCTTTACTAAACACGCTAAAATAAACACAGATTACGCAAAGGAGTTGGGTGGAGAATACGATAAAAGAAAAGGACTTGTGCGTTTAGTTCCTCCATCAGACATACAAACCATAGTAAAGAACCATCCTAATAAGACCGTCGATGAGATTGAGAAGATAGCCATAACTCAAGGAGAGGTAAAAGAAGCCCCCGGTTCGACTTTAAGAAAAGCTTTCGGTGGCAGTCCTCAAGAAGCAAAAGCAATCAATGAGGTGTATGTAAACTCCAAAAAGAGAGGTAAGGAAGGAATGGAACAATACACTGAAAAAGAAGGAGAATTCTATAAAGGGATTGAACGCTTATCATCACGCTTAGCGATGGCTGGGACCACTTACTGGATGGAAGATATAGTAAAAAGTTATGATGCTTTGTTTGACGAGATGAACAAGGCAGCAGCAGATAACTATTCAGTTTCAGTCAGCACAGAAAAGATAAAAGAGTTATGCGAAGGGAGAGTGAATGCGTATTACTCAAGCACGGCGGTGTCAGACAAGGTAAATGAGTCTAGTCCAAGCGGTAAAAAAGGTATTTTTATCGTTAAGATGGGGGATGATTTTCTAAATTTGAAACGAGCGGAGGCCGGAGAACCGGGATTTTACGGTGACCACCCGATTGTGGAAGCCGTTGGGAAATTATTGGGAAAGGGGCAGACCTACGGAGGAGGGGAGTTGACTACCCATGCGAATTGGAAAGACACGAGGCGAGATGTAGTTCTTGGTCATAGATTCTTTAGGGATAACCAAACGCCCGTCACAGGACTAGCCTTTGGCAGCGCAGAACCAACCGCCACGGACGTCGAAAAGATAAGCAAAGCATCAGGATGGACTACAGAGGACATGGCGCGGGTAACTAATGCGTTTGGTTATACCGACTCACTGAGTTTTATTAAGTCTCAGTATAACAACGCCTACTACTCCAACCAAAGAAAAGCCAAGACTAAGTAAACACTTAATTAAGCGAACATGACTGATAAATTAGATTCATTCGACAGAGCAACCCTACAAGGGGACTCGTTTGACCAATTACAACAACAGAGCCAGACTGGGCAATTACAGGAGGGAGGACCGCAAGCACCTATTCAAGAAGAGGTTCAACCACCATCGCAAGAGGAGCAAATAGAGCTTGAGCAACCAGTAGAACAGCCTCTTTTTAGCGAGAATAAAGACAAGCCCCAAAAGCCCCAAGAAGAGGCGGAGCCCCAAGAAAAAGATTTTACGGTGGGAGACTACGCTGAAGAAATCGCAATGTCTATACCGCGTGGTGTAGAAGGAGCAGTAGAAGGCGTCTGGAATTTCTTTGATTACGTCAGCGGGGACCGACTGTGGGATTTTTACGACAGAAAGAAAGACTCATGGTTAGGAAGACCGGAGACAGGCGTAGGGAAAGTTGGCGAATCTATTATTCAATTTGCTACTGGGTTTATCCCCGGCGTAAAAGTGGCGTCTTGGATAGGGAAGGCTTCTAAGTTAAAGGGAACAGCGGCAACATTGTCTAAAAGCAAAGAAGCCATTAAGAGTTTCTCTAAGAACCAACTCAGCCTCTCTGCTAAATCAATGAAGAACTTGAGCAGACTAAAATCTGCTACAAAGACTAACGTGAAGTTCGCCACGGGTGGTGCTATTGCTGAGTTCTTCGTTTTCAAAGGGGAGGAGCAACGTCTTGCAAACTTACTGGCTACACATGAAAGCGGAGGAGGACCTGTTCAGGATGTTATCAATTGGTTGGCCTACGACCCTGACGACGAAAACAGCAACCAGCTAATCGAGCGTGGTAAGTTTGCTTTAGAGGGTCTTGTTGTTGGTCAGGTTCTTGGTCTCGGCCTTCTCGGCATAGGTAAAGGGTATAGAGCTGTAAGGCCCAAGAGGGAGGCGGTTGAAGTGACATCTAAATCAGCCATTAAAGCCCCGGAACAAGGGGAGGCTGTCAGCGGGTTGCAGAAGATATTCGGCGTCTTTGCGCGTAAAAACGCAAACATAAAACAACAACTGAAGGAAGGAGGAGAAGTTGACGAATTCAAAGCACTTAACGACGCTCTGAATGACCCAGAGCTTCAAGTAACGCCTAACGAGGCATTAGCTTTGAGGGAATCAGCTCACCGAAACAACGACCTTAGAAACGCAACAGATTGGGAGGAGCAAACTGGAGAAGCTCTTAGTGGTAGTCCACGGCCTCGGGGTGTTGAGGAGGCTATCCGCGACACGCTGGATACTATGCCATCCGCTAGAAAAGTGACGGACGCAGAACTCGAAAAGGGTTTGAAGGCTGACATGGAAGCAGGAAAAGAGTTAGGGGATTTAACTCGCGAGCATTCTCCTCATGGTGGGAAATTTTTCAAAGGGAAAGAGGCTGAACAGGCTAGGGCAGAGAACGCGGCGAGTCGCCTTTTCGGTCTTCCTGAAGGTTCACTGACCCATGTAAGGACGGGTAATTCGCTCGTCTTCTTTAATAAAGCGAACCAGAGTTTTTACAAGTTTCACACTGCTGATACTGTGGAGGCATTAGGAAAGCAAGCCGAAGAGTTGAAAAAAATTAGGGAAGCAAATCCTGACCTTGTCTCAGATACTGTATTTATTCCGCTTCGTGATGAGGCGGGTAATGTCATAGCCTACGGGAGTAAACAAAGACCCGCTGGTGTTGAGGTCAGTCAAATCGTGGGAAAGACCGATAAAGATAAAAAGCTATTACTAGAACTCCTAGAAAGCAATCCACTTTATGTAAAAAGACTAGTGGAGACAGATATTGGAGGGAAAAACATTGGAGCAGTTTTAGATAAAGACGGAATGGTTAAAGTGGAAGCTTTTGATTTTGACGGTCTTGAAGCGTTTAACTTAAGTAAGGCTGAGCTAGATGAACTAAAAAACGCAAAGGTCGCTAGAGTTCCTCTTAAGTCTTTTTCCGAATCAGCGCAAAGAAGCATCAAGAAAGGAAACGAAGGACGCACACGCGTCATCAAATCCGACAACGACATTGACCTTAAAGGCGACCCCTTCCCGACGCAAACCAAAGCAGAGAGAGCCGCCTCGCGAGCCATGCGGGAAAATGTAAGAAAAAGTTGGCAAGCTAAAAAAGAAGCCGCAAGAAAATTAAACCCCGATAAAGCTACCGAAAAACAACTCGATGAATGGTTATTGAACCGAGGTGTGACAGGAGCTAATTCTACTCTTGAAACTAAGCGAGCCATTGCTAAGGACATGATGAACGAGTCTAAGGCAGGCGGAAAAGAGCACCTAATAGAAACCATCGAGGAGCACATAACCAAGACAGTTAAAGACGCAGGGTTGTATGACAAAACTAACCCTCGCGCAATGGCTAGCGCTGTTAGGGTTATAAATAGTGTTCCTGAAATGCGCGGTTTTCTTATGCACGCGTCTAAGGTTACTATGAAGGCCAGTAAACAAGGCAAAAAGCAAGGTAAAATGAGCCAAGAGGCTCAAGAAAAGTTTTACGAGGAAACAAGCAAAATTGCAAAGCGTGGTTATGAGGCAGCAGGAGGTAAAGGAGAACTAGACTTATCCGTATTCCGAGGTCGAACTAAGGACTTGGAGCTTTTCAGAAGCGAAGTTGAAACGCTCTACCACGCCTTGAACGGCGTCGCAAAAGACTTAAAGGATAAAGTAGCAAACGCCGAGTATGCATTAAAAAACGGAACTGCCAAAGCGCAGACCCAGAAAGGAGCGACCGTCTTAAACAAAGACGAGACGATGACGGAGGTTTTCTCAGCCATGGACCGCTGGACAGCTCTTCAAGAAATCTGGGCTGACTTTGGAACTCAGTTGTCGCTTGGAATGAGACAACGTAATGACCTATACCTTACAGGGCAAAGCGCTCTAGGTAGGGACATAGCCGGGCAGCACAGGACTCTAGGAGTAGCTTTGGAGGACGCCATGAAGAAACAAGGCGAGATTTACCGGCGACAGAACAGGGGTAATCTCAGCGACAAAAGAATTATCAAAGACCTTCAAAAGTTGTTTAAGAACTCAGGAGAGGTATTAGACATGAACCAAATGGCTAAGGACTTTAACCAAATAGGCGTCAATAGAGGTTTATCTCGGTGGACGTTATCAGGTAGAAAAGGTCTCGCTGTTTCTCAGGAATGGTATTACAACGCTATTCTAGGCTCCCCTACTTCTTGGGCTGTTAACTTTTTAGGTGGAGCGCTCGTTCTTCCCTTACGCCACATTGAGTCAATCGCAGGTGGCGTTATGACAGGTAACGTCAAGTTAGTTAAGGCTAACTTCAGGGCTATGTTTGATGTCCAGAGTTTCAAAGACTCTGTTAAATACGCGTGGAAGTCAGGAATTGATGATGAAGCCCGGTCAATCACCGGATTCACTGCATTCAGGGACGACCGTATGCTAAAAAAAGGAGGAGAGATTAGAGTAGATAACCCTGACGGAACCCTTCTTCGTTCCGCTTTCAACTTCATCGGACACGTCGTTAGGCATCCTACTCGCGCAATGATGATGGGTGATGAGTTCTTCAAACAGATGAGCTACCGAGCGCGTATCAAGACGTCTCTTGCTTTAGACGGATACCAAAAAGGTCTTCACAGACAACCCGGTAAACTAGCGGAACACATTGAGAACGGATTCAATACTACTATTACTGCAAAGGGTCGTTTTCGTAATGAGGAAAACATAAGGCGCGAAGCAGTGGAGGCTCTTGTCGCAGCTCGTAAGGCTGGAGAAGACATCACTGACGAGAGGAAGTTCATCAATGGTTACATGAAAGACCACTACGATACGAATAAACTCAAACGGGTAAAAGATGTTGTATATGACGACAGCATCGGGTTTTCCCAAAGAGAGGCGCTGGTCGAAGCGGGTAAAGATTGGGCTCTTGTAAACACCTTCACTAACGAAGTTACTAATACATTCTTTAAGAGGACCGGAGAAATGGCGCAAATGAGCCCTTGGATGGGTTTTGTTATTCCGTTCGTTAGGACACCTTCAAACATTCTTTTGTTCGCCTTGGGTCGCAGTATACCAAGGCCGATTAAACTGGTCAAAGAGATGGCAAACGTGCGTAGGACGAAGAAAGACTTTGAAGCTTTTGACGCGAAAACCTTTGCTGATGATGCCGCAAAAAAAGCAGATTTTGGCGAGATGAGGCAAGCCCGAGAAAATGCTCAAAAGTATTTGAACCTCATTCAAAACGAGAGCGGTATTAAATCAGCCGAAGCTGTTGGGCGCTTATCTACAGGTATCTTGTCTACAGGAGCTTTACTCATGAACATAGAAGCCCTTGGAGAGCGAATCACAGGTTCTCCTCCAGAGGACCCCGGTAAACGCGCAGCTTGGGCTGCTACAGGTAAGATACCATTCGCTGTTAAGTGGGGCGACAAATGGCACAGCTACCAACGTCTCGACCCGTTTGCTACTACTCTTGGTATGATGGCGGATATTTCAAAAGGCTTTTCCGACATGAGAGATACAGGAGTTAGCGAGTTTGGGGACGAGGAAGAGTTTGAGGAAAAGAAGAACGAGTTCTTTCAAGTCGTTTCTATTATTGCAACGTCTATTGCTGATAACACGATGAAGAAATCCTATATCGAGAACTTAGGTGAGCTTCTGGACGTAATGGAGAAGCCAGCCGAATCCTTTGAAAACGTGGCCGGAAACATCTTAGGTGGTTTCGTTCCTAACGGACTAAACTGGTCCCAGAACGTCTTTGAAGAAGAACCTGCTATCTTAGAAGCTAGAGGCTTGTTGGATAAGATGCGTAAGCGTCTACCCGAGTCTATGCGACCCGGAGGAAAAATCATGCCACAGCGTAACGCCTTTGGTGAAATACGCAGAAAAAGCAAGGACAACACCGGGTCGCTTATGCAGGGAATCAACCCTCTTTTCTCTTCTGAAATCTCAAACGACATTGTTGATATTGAGATTGAACACCAAGCGGTTGGGCGTAAACCTATGGGAGACGTGCGTAACATCGCTGGAAACCGTCTTAGTTATAGGGACTACAGAAACGATAAGGACCAAACTGCTTACGACCGTATGCAGGAACTTTCAGGAACCATTAAGCTTGGCCCTTCTCAGATAACGCTTCGTCAAAAATTGAGGAGGCTAATTGAATCTAACTCTTACCAGCGTCTTCCTCCAATCACTGAAAAAAACAAACATAGAGACCACCCGAGGTCTAAAGCAATTACCAAAGTAATTAACTCATACAGAGCAGAGGCTAGACGCCAAACCCACAGAGAGTTCAAAGAACTTAGAGCTGACTTAGCTAACCTATTAAGATAAAATACCATGCCATATTCATATACTACAATAACCCTGCAAGGCTTAGGTGCTTCCACAGGAATTAACGGATGGGACCAAAAAGTTTTCGGTCCGTTTGATTTTGATTACATCGCTACTGATGACATCAAGTTAATCTTCAAAGAAGACGGTGACTACCAGTCGATAGCTATCGCTAGTGTAGACCCAGTGACCAAGCTGGTAACTATTGTTGGTGATAACTTACCTTTTAATATGTCTCCTGCGGTTGTCTCTGGAGGCACAGAAATTACAAGCGGCACAGCGCGAATCTACAGGTCAACCTCACTCAATCCCATCGTTGACTTCCAGTCTGGCTCTCGTATCTCCGAGTCTGACTTGGACACTGCTTACAGACAGGCGTTGTTTGCTTCTCAGGAAGCTGTTGAAGACGCATCAGCAAGCGGAACAAGGACACTCCAAGCTACTGATGACATTGTAGATGGCGCGGTTACACCCCTTAAGTTGGCTTCCAACGCAGTCGAGACCGCTAAAATCAAAGATTATAACGTTACAGTGGGTAAGCTGGAAGAAGACCTTGACCTAAGTAATAATTACGTCATCCTTCCAAACGACGCGGTAACCACGACTAAGATTTTAGACGCTAATGTAACCTTTCCCAAGCTTGGTGATGTCATTGATGACAACACAATGGCTACGGCTGGAGCTACTAACGTGGCTACGTCAGCTAGTATTAAGGCTTACGTAGACAGCAATAGAGCAGCTAATATCGTTCAGGGTTTTAAGACTGATATTTTTACGATTCTCGACCCGCAAAATGCATGGTATGACATTCCTGACCTTAGTGTTCAAATTACACCTAAATTTTCAAATTCTAAAATACTGATTTCTTCAAGCGTATCCTCCAGCACTAATCATACAGCCTTCGGTTGTGTGTTTAGGTATGTAAGGGACAACACTCCTATTGCGCTAGGAGACCAAAGAAGCAATAGAACTAGCTGCACTTTCGCGGGAGGCTACTCTGGTGGCAGTGCCCTCCAAACTTCTGGTATGGATTATCTCGATGACTCATCCCTGACTGCTGGCGTCGCAGTCACCTATAAAATTCAGGTGACATGTGAAACCACGGTGGATGTTTATATTAACAGGACATACGTTAACGGTGATGCCAGCAGTGCTCTGAGTGGGGTATCAACGCTAACCGTAACCGAAGTCTACCAATAATGCGTCATGGACTCCACCCACACCCCAGCAGCAGTAGGCATCGTAGGAATGTTAGGAACCTTTACGCTATCGGACATCAACGCTCTCGTTGGTATCGGGGTAGGCTTACTGAGCTTACTTTATTTACTCATTAGAATTCTCAAGGAATGCAAGACGAAGTAGAAACCCAAGAAGACAAACTCAACGCCCTCCAAGGGCTGCTTATTGACGAGTTTACCGCACGTATCAAGTCAGGCGAGGCTGCACCAAGCGACCTCAACGCTGCTAGGCAGTTACTGAAGGACAACGGCATTCACGCCGGGTTATCCAAAGGCAACCCTCTGGAGCAACTGGCAGAAATCTTACCCTTTGACGCAGCATCCAATGGCTAGAAACTACAGAAAAGAATACGACACCTACCACAAAACAGCGCGACAGAAGAAGCGCCGTGCTGGTCGTAACAAGGCCCGTAGTCTTGTCATCAAGAGGAGAGGCAAAAAGGCGGTTCAGGGTAAGGATGTGCATCACGCAGACCGCAACCCTCAGAACAACGGCTCAAGTAACCTGAAGATTCAGAGTAAGAAGAAGAACCGAGGAAACAATAAGTAATAGTGGACATTCCAGACAAAATAAAAGACTTTAGGAACTTCCTGTATATTGTCTGGAAGCACCTAAACCTACCCAACCCTACACCTATTCAATATGAAATCGCCGCATACATGCAAGGAGGAGATAGACGAGCTATTATCGAAGGTTTTAGGGGAGTCGGTAAGAGTTGGATTTGCTCTGCATACATTGTGCACCAACTCCTCCTCGACCCAAGCAAAAACATACTTGTCGTCTCTGCTTCTAAGACAAGAGCAGATGACTTCAGCACTTTTACACTTAGACTCATCCATGAACTCCCTATTCTCGCTCACCTTAGACCCACCGCCTCACAGCGATTTTCCAAAATCTCCTTCGACGTCGGACCAGCCCCCGCCTCCCACGCCCCCTCCGTCAAATCCTTGGGAGTCACGTCTCAACTGACGGGCTCCCGAGCTGACATCATTGTTGCGGACGATATTGAGGTTGTTGGTAACAGCGCCACCCAAGGGATGCGCGACAAGCTGGGCGAGCAGGTCAAGGAGTTTGACGCCATTATCAAACCCGAAGATGAGTCAAGAATTCTCTTTCTGGGAACCCCTCAGTGTGAAGACACAGTCTACAACAAGCTCACCGAGCGGGGATACAAGAAACGCATCTGGCCAGCTAAATACGTCACACAGAAGACAAACGAGTCTTCCTACGACGGAACCGTAAGCGACTATTGCGTCAAAGACGAGTGTGAGGGAGAGTCCACGGAACCACTGCGGTTCTCCGACATCGACCTAGCGGAGCGAGAGGCTTCCTACGGACGCACCGGGTTTGCCATGCAATTCATGCTGGATACCCGCCTAAGTGACCTAGACCGATACCCACTCAAGACCAGCGACCTCGTAGTGATGTCTGTAGACCCCACAGTGGCTCCCGAGAAGCTTGTGTGGGCCCGTGACCCTAATTTGGAGTGGGACTCCTCTGTGCCCAACGTAGGGCTCTCAGGGGACCGTTTCTACAGACCCATGCAAACCCTCGGGGACTACATCCCATACACAGGCTCTGTAATGTCCATTGACCCCTCTGGACGAGGAAAAGATGAGACCGCCTTCAGCGTTGTCAAAATGCTCAACGGTTACCTCTACGTCCCAGACGGCGGAGGGATGCAAGGAGGCTACGGCGACGACACCCTAAAAGCCCTAGCCATCAAAGCCAAGGAACACAAGGTGAACGCCATCGTGGTCGAGAGTAACTTCGGTGACGGTATGTTTGTGGAGTTGTTCAAGCCCATCCTAACCAAAATACACCCTTGCACCATCGAGGAGGTCAGACACAACACCCAAAAGGAACGCAGAATCATTGACACCCTTGAACCCGTAATGAACCAACACAGGCTCGTTATCGACCCCAAGGTCATCCAGAAGGACTACGAAAGCGCACAGCGCTACCCTAACGACTCACAACTCAAATACCAACTCATATACCAGCTCTCGCGCCTCACCAGTCAACGCGGTGCAATCACCCACGATGACCGCCTAGATGCCCTAAGCATGGCCGTTGCCTACTGGACAGAACAAATGGCCCAAGACGCCGACAGACGCATGGGGGACCGCAAACAAGACCTTCTCAAAGAAGAACTAGAAAAGTTCATGGACAACTTCAGCAACAAAGCAACCACATGGGTATAAACAAAGACAGAATCAACCTCCGGGTAGCAGGAATGGACATCCCCCTGAACATCGTTGAGTCCTTCCCCGACGGAAGCCTCGGTGAATACGACGGCAACGTCCGGGAAATCAGTATAAGCAGGGCGTGTTTTAAAGACGTGAACCTCTTCAGGTCTACCCTTGTTCACGAAGTGGTGCATTGTGCACTAGACCTAAGCGGAGCCAACTACGGTATGACAACAAAGACTGAAGAACAGGTCGTTACAGCCGTTGAGGCTCTAGCAATCCCTGCGGTTAGGAGTATCGACAAAGCCTTTATACAACATCCATCTTAAGAGGTGGTATATATGGACGCAGGGGGGACACTCTGAGTTAACTCAGAGCTGACTGAAGTCAACGAAGGTTAAAAACAACACCTATAACTGTAGTGGAATGTGAGCGGTGGGATTGGTTAAGGGTAATTTACACTTACTCCCCCACAAAAAGCACACTCTAAGTGACCCATAGCGAACCCCTTGTCAAACAAAAAACACAAAAACACACTTTTCCATGTTTTTCTTCACTTAGGGGTTGACCTTGTGTCCCCCATCTGTTTCTTTTACGCGTGTGTTGTGTGTAATGCCCTCTGGGCCTCTTCTTATGTTGAGCGCTCAGGGGGTCCCCCGGTTACTAACGGTGGTTTTGATGCAAAAATCTGAGGGGGTAGCGTTACACGCTAGTGCGCGAGCACCCCCCGTGGCCCCACGACACGCGGATAGCGCACCCACAAAATACCCAGCGGTAAGCCACAGGCCACAGCACGAAGCTTTATCGAACCACATGCGGTAAGCCAGCACAAAAAAGACACACAGCGCTAACGCTGGCGCAAGCACACAAGGCCAAGGGACCACGCCACCCACCCTGAACGGCCTGAAGCCAGCCAGCAAGCACGCATGGATACACGCACTATCATCCCCTAGTATAACTCAGGGCTCCACGCCGGACGCTCAGAGCTAAGCTCATTGCGAACTCAATGCGTAATCATTAGTG